TAATCAATATTTGTTCTGAGCGTTGGTGGTATGCCCAATGGATATTGCATTGTGATGATTAACATGATCTTCCAGTGTCTCCCGTTCATAAAAAGTAATCGCATCATTTTATCGCGAGTCCATGCACCATCATAAAGACAATCATCAAGAATAACAAATGCACGCGGATCAATCGTGCTTCGTTTAAAAGTTTCGACCTCTTTTTTGATCTGTTTTAATACAGATTTTTGTCGCTTCAATATATTTTCAATAATTGCAGTATTGTACTCATTGTGAATAAACAATTTCGGAACAAGTTTCCCATAAAACCCGTTACCTTCTTCAGTGCCAGCAACAACGACACCGATTGGTATATCCTGATGATAAAAAAGCAGATCTCTTACAAGAAAAGACTTGCCTGTATCACGCCGACCTATTAAAACAACAACTGGCCCTTTTGCTTCATTCGGTTTGAAACTGATTGACTTCATATCAAATTTTCTCAACTCTAGGGTCATTATTAAATTATGTAGATAATTACTATAAAATAAATAACGAATTGTTAATTGAATTTGTATTTATTTAGTAAAATATCAATGTTTCTACTAAATACAAAAATAAATAGCAATTCATTGTATTAGTTAAATTTTAATATAATTTATATATTATTTAGCTAATGACAACAAATCATACGATTAACTATGAGAAGCGCAAGAATAGCGAGCTTTTCAAGAGTTTTCAAGAGAAGAAAGACTTACAATTTTCTGATGTTCAAAATTACACACCTATTTACAACAAATTTTTTTCATTAAATAATACCAATTTTAATTCTATTAATTTAAATAACAAATTTTATATTTACGATATAAATAATAAATCTGATGAACATGATAATCTATTTAATTGTTCTATAAAAAATTTGGAAAATAATAAACAAATTTTAAAGAAAGAAGTATTCTTCAAGTTTGCTCCTCTTATCGATCCATTTAAATTTTTAATTGGCAAATATAATATTAATGATGATTCTTTATATACCTTACCAAAAATGGTCAACCCAATATCAAGTGTGCATCCAAAATTATTAGATGAAAATAATTCATCTTATGTTGATTCCATATTTTCATTTATTTCTAGTAAATTAATACACAATTATAATTTTATTAATGGTGTTGATTATTATGGATCTTTTTTAGGAATTAAAAATAAATTCAAATTAAATATTATAGATGATATTGAATACTTATCTCAATCTGAATTTTTCAATAAAAATAAAAATATTGCATTTGAAGTAGATGATTATAGCTTTTTATTAGATGATAACCAAAAAATTATTTTAGAGCCTATTAAAATTGATCACAATCATTCTAATGCATCTCTTCATTCAGTTCTCTCAATAAATGATAATTTATTTGAAGATTTATTTAATTCAGATTCAAATACTAGTTTATTAGATTCCTCAAAATCAGAAATAGGATCTTTTTTAACAGAAGAAAATTTAAAAGAACATACAATGGATCTAGTTGATATTATGAATTCAAATGAATTATCTGTTATTTCAGATCATAAAACAACAACAATTAAATCAGGTTCAACTTGTTCATCTAGAACATCGCATACATCTAATGATAATTCTGATAATAGTTCAACTTGTAATGAACAAGAAGAAGGAACAAATTCTCCCAAAATGAAAAATAAAAATGATAGTAATAGTAATAGTGGAAGTAGTAATAGTGGAAGTAGTAATAGTGGAAGTAGTAATAGTGGAAGTAGTAGTAGTGAACAAAATATTGATGTTACTATTCCAAAATTCCCAGTAAATATAATTTGTATGGAACATTGTAAAAACACATTTGATGATTTAATGTGCAATGAGGATTTAACACAAGAAGAATGGTTTTCCGCTTTTATGCAAATTATAATGATATTAATAACATATCAAAAATGTTTTGCATTTACACATAATGACTTACATACAAATAATGTAATGTATAATGAAACAGATAAAAAATACATCTATTATTGTTTTAATAAAAAATATTATAAAGTACCAACATTTGGTAGAATCTTTAAAATAATTGATTTTGGTAGAAGTATATACAAATTTGATGGAAAATTATTTTGCAGTGATAGTTTTCAACCAGGCTCGGATGCCGCTTCTCAGTATAATACTGAACCGTATTTTAATGATAAAAAACCGAGATTAGAACCTAATTATGGGTTTGATTTATGCCGATTGGCGTGCTCTATTTTTGATTACGTTATTGATGATTTAGATGATGTTTGCGATCTAACAAAATGTACTCCTGTTGTTAGATTAATATATGAATGGTGTTTAGATGATAACGGAGTCAATATTTTATATAAGAATAATGGAATGGAGAGATATCCCGATTTTAAGTTATATAAAATGATTGCACGAGGTGTTCATCATCATACACCACAAGCACAGTTAGAAAGAAAAGATTTCAAGGCATTTTTAATTCCTAAAAAAGAAATATCAAAATTAGTTATTGAAAAAGCAATAAATATTGATGCTATACCAAATTTAGCGAATACTTTTGAAAAAAAAAAATAAATCTATAATAACAATAATGTCTTATGGATTTATTATTACAAGACATGTAAATTCAGAAGCAACAAATAAATACTGGAATCATTGCATTCAATGTATCAGAAAATTTTATTCATTTGAAAAATATAAAATAGTTGTTATAGATGATAATAGTAATAAACAATTTTTAAAGCAAGAATTTGAGTATAGAAATATTGAATATGTGCAATCTGAATTTCCAGGAAGAGGTGAATTATTACCATATTATTATTTTTATAAAAATCGATATTTTCAAAAAGCTGTTATTATTCACGATAGTGTTTTTTTCCATAAAAGAATACGATTTTCAAAAATTCTTGCACCTGTGTTACCATTATGGCATTTTGATGAAGAAAAAAGTGAAAATTTAGCGAATTCTACAAGATTAATTCAAGTTTTAAAAAATAATAATAATATTCATAAAAATTTACTAGGTAATGAAAAATATAATGTTTTAACTTTTAATGTTAAAAAATGGTATGGTTGTTTTGGAGTACAATGTTTTATTAATCATAATTTTTTAACACATATACAAAATAAATATAATATATTTAATTTATTAAATGTTGTCAAAAATAGATCAGATAGGTGTTGTTTGGAAAGAATATTTGGGTCTATATTTTATAATGAATTTCCTGATCTTATCAATCTGCAATCTTTATTAGGAAATATTGGTTCATATGAAAAGTGGGGTTACTCATTTAACGAATATCTTGAAGATTTTAAAAAACATCGAAAACTTAATAAACCTGTTATAAAAGTATGGACTGGTAGGTAAAGAATATAGTAAAGAGTATTTCACTTACATTTCATTTACAATTAAATTAAAAATTGAAGATAAGTTTTTAATTTAATATATATATTAAAGACAACAACAAAGTACCAAATACCAAATTTAAAATGACCACCGCAATTCATACTTCTGCATTGCCAATGCAGTTTATTAATATGATGATAAAAGATGGCAAAATACTAAATGGTGATAACAAATACTTTCAATACAAATGGAATAAAATTGCAAAAGTATTTGAAGAAAGATGGAGCTTTCTACCACATTATCAAAAAACAACATTTGGATTGTTGTATCGGTGTTTGCAACACAAAAGTCGACATCGGCCAGAAATTAGCAGATTCTTGGTACAATCGCCTCTTCAACTAGAAGCAACAATACTTGCTTCATGTCATCGGCCTTACTATTCTCAAAAATTTATAAGCGATGAAGATAGAGAAGAATGGTACAGAGAAAAAGTGACAATTATTGATAATTTTGCGACCCAGCTTATTTGGGGAATAAAAATTGAATTCCCTGAAAAAACAACAGGCAGAGGGTATGATGAGAATAAATTTAAATATACTTATATTCATCTTGATGATGATAAAGGTCGTCACGATTGCGCATTCATTGAAGAAAACTCGTGCGAAGATTCGTTTGATGGTGATTATTATACACCATTATTTCATCGAGCTTATGTATCTTTGAACGGATCAATCTTTCCATTCTTCAAACAGCCAGAAGATCATTTCAAAGAGTATCCTTATCACAAGGATACTGGTTATGCAACACCAGTAATTAATTACTGCACAATTTCGTATTTGCAAAAAGAGCGTGGGATGAAGGTATTCGCTGATGGACATCGAAATCGTGCTTTTAAATATTTTGATGAAGAAATACAAGACTGGAAATATGAATGTTTTGAACAAAATGAGAGAAAAGAGTTAACATATTTTGAAGAGTCTGATGACGATGATTATGGATATGGAGATGAAGGCGATGATTGATATTAGTATTAAAATTCTGGATTACCTGTAAATACTATTGGATTTGTTACAATACTTTCACCACCTTCTTGCAGAACAGGTTTCAATTGTTCAATTACAAAATTTCCTGCAATAACACTAAAATAAACTAATAAAGAATCACGAATTAAGAACTTTAACGGTTTACTCTCTTTATCTACAAATCGCATTTCTATAAATTTAATTATAAAAAATATAACTGATATTATAGCGGCAACTACAAAAATATTTTTCATTTAAATTATAAATTTAGTTTCTTATTTATTTTTTTACGCAAAATAAATAAGAAACTAAAAACTACGAAATAAAAACTACGAAATAAAAATCCTATCTAAACCAGAACCTCAATATCATTTAATAAAAAATCATTTGATAAATTCATATCCGGATCATCTAATGAATGAACATCAAAACTATCTAAAAATACATTCTGATCTTGTATTTGTAGCTTTATAGGTCCATCATTAACTTCGGATTCATTATCAGAATCATTATCAGATTCATATTTTCTTTGAGCATATCTGGTATCACTTATTTCATCTAATCTCTCCATTGTTTTAGGAGCTACTACATTTCTCTCATTATTATCTGTATCTTTAGTATTATCTATATCACTAAATGAGAGACTTGTATGATCTTCTGGTGCTAAATCAGGAAAATCTGGAATGGATTCATCTATATTAGTAGTTACTGCATATACTTCTGATTCTAAAGCTGGCTTTGTTTCTTGAATAATACGGGCTTTATCTAAAGTATTTTTATCATCTAATTTATCAGAAATTCTAGTACTTTTATGTCCTTTTGGATTTTCAATTACTTCTTCTCTAATTTCTTCTGTTACATCTTCTTCAATTGTCTCATCCATATATGCTCTTAATATAGATTCAACAGGAATACTTTCTCTCACAGTATTCAAAATACACTCTTGAATTATTAATTCTATTTCTCTATGATGTTTCTGAATCTGCAATGGTGGAATATTTAATTCAAATAAATACACATTCTTGTATATTTTTCTAGCAACATTAACATAAATCTTGTGAATAAAATCATCTAATTTTGGAATATTAATATCAATCTTTTTCTGTTTTTGTCCAACCCGAATTGCAGTCAATAATTTCAATTGAATAATATGAACACAAGTTACTAAATCTTCCATATAACCACACCCACTTCTCTCAACAATTCTGTTTTTTTCCATTTCTATAATATTTGAATTCCACTTGGGAATACGACTTATGAAATTTTGAAAAGTCATTAAATAC